ATAGATATGGTAATTTTAGATTATATTGTTTGTGTTGTTCCGGATAAAAACCTAGGGGACGAATGGAAGAGTGAAGGGTCTGTAATGAGAGCGTTTGAAGCTATGTGTCACGAACTAAGCATAGTTGGTTGGACCGCAACACAAGGTAACCGTTCATCAATATCATCAGATGTTGTAACAACGGACCAAATGGGTGGATCAATTAAGAAAGCACAAGTAGGTCACGTTATTATAACAGTAGCAAAGTCATTACAACAAAAAGAAATGAAACTTGCCACAATAGCAATTACCAAATCTCGTATAGGAGATGACGGTGTGGTATTTGAAAATTGCAAATTTGATAATGCAATGCTAGATATTGATACAGAATCTACAACAACATTCTTAGGTTTAGAAGAACAAAAAGAGGAAAGACAACGACAAAGGGTTAAGGAATTGTTGGAAAAGAGACAACAAAAAGAAAAAACAAAATCAGTAGAAAATTAAAAATAAAATAATTAAATTTGTAAATATGGATATTTCACAAAAAATATTAAGCGATATTACAGTATATATGAAATACGCTAAATTCGTCCCTGAATTAAATAGAAGGGAGACGTGGGAAGAATTGGTGACAAGAAATAAAGAAATGCACCAAAAAAAATACCCACAAATTAAAGACGAGATTGAAAACGTCTACAAAATGGTATATGATAAGAAAATCTTACCATCAATGAGATCATTACAATTCGGTGGTAAACCAATTGAAATCTCACCAAACAGAGTTTATAACTGTGCTTACTTACCGGTAGACCACACAGACGCATTTTCAGAAACAATGTTTTTATTGTTAGGTGGAACCGGCGTTGGGTTTTCAGTACAAAAACATCACGTTGATAAATTACCAGAAATTAAAAAACCAAACCCAACAAGAACAAGAAGATACCTAATTGGTGATTCTATTGAGGGATGGGCTGATGCAATTAAAGTATTAATCGAATCGTATATGGGAACTAAATCTTCAACACCTATATTTGATTTTTCAGACATTCGTCAAAAAGGAGCTCTTCTTGTTACATCTGGAGGAAAAGCACCAGGACCACAACCTTTAAAAGATTGTATTCACAACATCACAAAGGTTATGGAAAACAAAAATGATGGCGATAAATTAACACCTATTGAAACACACGACATCGTATGTCATATCGCTGACGCTGTACTTGCCGGTGGAATTCGTAGAGCGGCTTTAATTTCATTATTTAGTGCTGACGATGAAGAAATGATTTCTTGTAAGTCCGGAAACTGGTGGGAATCAAATCCACAAAGAGGTAGAGCAAACAATTCAGCAGTTCTTTTAAGACATAAAGTAACACAAGAATATTTTATGGATCTTTGGAAACGAATTGAATTGTCTGGAGCTGGAGAACCTGGAATCTATTTATCAAACGATAAAGATTGGGGAACAAACCCTTGTTGTGAGATTGCACTTCGTCCTTACCAATTCTGTAACTTGTGCGAAGTTAACGCTTCAGATTTAGAATCTCAAGAGGATTTTGAAAATAGAGTGAAAGGTGCGGCCTTTATTGGAACACTACAAGCTGGTTACACTGACTTCCATTATTTGAGAGATGTTTGGAAAAGAACAACAGAGAAAGATGCACTTATCGGTGTTGGAATGACAGGAATTGGATCAGGTGTTGTTTTAGGTTATGATATGAAAGCAGCAGCTCAAGCGGTTAAAGAAGAAAATGAAAGAGTTGCCGGACTTATTGGTATTAACAAGTCAGCAAGAACGACAACTGTTAAACCATCTGGTACCTCATCATTAGTACTGGGAACATCATCTGGAATTCACGCTTGGCATAATGATTATTATTTAAGAAGAATCCGTGTTGGGAAGAATGAAGCAATTTATACATATCTTGCAATCAACCACCCGGAACTTGTTGAAGATGAATATTTTAGACCACACGACACTGCGGTAATTACAATTCCACAAAGAGCACCAGAAGGATCAATTTTGAGATACGAGTCAGTATTCCAAATGCTCGAGAGAGTGAAAAAAGTATCACAAGAATGGATTAAACCTGGACATAGAACTGGACAAAATACTCACAACGTATCAGCAACAGTTTCGATTAAAGAAGACGAGTGGGATTTAGTTGGTGATTGGATGTGGAAAAATAGAAAATTCTATAATGGATTATCAGTTTTACCATACAACGGAGGAACTTACACACAAGCACCTTTTGAAGATTGTACAAAAGAAGATTTTGAAAGACTATCAACAACATTAAAAAATGTTGATCTTACAAAAGTAATTGAGTTACAAGATAACACCGATCTTCGTGGTGAAGCAGCTTGTGCTGGTGGTGCGTGTGAAATTGTTTAATTATGAAAGTAACCTGGGGTAATGACATAACGCTAACATATCAAGTATTGTTAGCGTTTTATAACCAAAGAAAACAAAATTAAAATGACGGTAAACGCATCAAAAGATTGGATACAACAACTATATGTTCAGGAGACGACAAAAAAAACTCCGGAACCAGATTTTTATAAAGATAAATTTGGAAATATTGTAATGTCTGAATCTTATCATATAAAGAGGGGTAAGTGTTGTGGATCAAAATGTAAACATTGTCCATATGAACCCTTATATGAAAAGGGTAGTACAAACTTAAAAGAATCCTTACGAAAGTAGGGATTTTTTTTTATCTATTCATATTTATCATATATGAAAAAAGTTTTACTAACCGAATCAGAATTAAAAGATTTTATTCTATCACTAATTGCTAAAATTTTAGGTGTTAATAAAGACAAATTAAAAAATAAAGAAATTAATGTTGATAAAATTGAAGATAAAATTAATAAAGTAATAAAATCAAAAGAGACTGAAAGTAATACAAACCAAAACAAAAAAACAGAAAATGAAAAAGTAACACAACCAACAATAAAAAGTAATTCATATATTGTTGACATAAAAAACCCAAAGTCAAAAGATTTTACTTTAATTTGGGGTGGTATGCCAAGCACACAATATGGTGCAAAGTTTATGAAAAATCAGGCTAAAGGTTATTTTGGAAATAAAAATGTGATATATAGTAATTATGAAAATTCATTAGAAACATTAAAAAATGTTTTAAAAAACAATGGTATTAAAAATTTTAGAATAAAATCGGTTAGTGGATTCTCTAGGGGTGGTATAAATACTTGGTCACAACTTAATGGTGATTACGATTTTATTGGTTTAATTGATCCATCAACACCAAAAGCTTATAATAAATTACCATCAAATACAAAAATGATTTCTAGATGGGAAAACTGGAGTGGCATACCTAGTTATCAAAAAAACATAAAAACTATGGAGCAAAATAAAGTTTCATTGAGAATACCGTCAAAAACTTATAATCATTTAGAAATGCCAAAAATTTTTTACGAAAAATATAGTAACTTAATGTAAGTCTTTATTCAAAACTCGTAGTTACTATATTTATTTGATATGGCAAACGGATTTACATATGGTATAAATTTCCCATTTTACGATTCTAATGATGGTAGATATTTGTTTACCACAAATAGTAGTAATGAGGAAGTAAAAAGTAGTTTAGTTCATTTATTATTAACAAGAAAAGGTAGTAGATATTTTTTACCAGATTTTGGCACAAGATTATACGAGTATTTATTTGAACCACTTGATGGACCAACTTTTAGTGAGATTGAATCCGAAATTAGAGACAGTGTTGCAAATTACTTACCCGGAATTTTAATCACTAATATAGAAATTAAAGACGCTAGTTTGAGTTATACAGATCCTGGTGCGACATATATAACACCAGATGGTACTAGAGAGTATAGAGTTCCGGGTTTAGCTGAAAAAGAACATACCGCAAAAGTTAGAATTGATTATAGAATTACAAATTCTGCTTTTGAATCTAGTGATTTTGTAATATTAAATATATAATAAATTTTAAAGATGGCAGATAAAAAAATATCGTATACGGTAAGGGATTTTCAGGGGTTAAGAACTGAATTAATAAATTTTACAAGGCAATATTACCCAACACTAGTACAAAACTTTAACGATGCAGGTATTTTCTCTGTTTTAATGGATTTAAATGCTGCAGTTAGTGACAACCTACATTTTCATATAGATAGAAGTATCCAAGAGACTGTTTTACAATATGCACAACAAAAGTCATCGGTATATGATATAGCAAGAACGTACGGTTTAAAAATACCAGGACAAAGACCATCAGTTGCTTTAGTTGATTTCTCAATTACAGTTCCGGCTTTTGGTGATAAAGAAGATTTAAGATATTGTGGTATACTTCGTAGAGGAGCACAAGTTAATGGTGGAGGACAACCATTTGAAACTGTTTATGATATTGATTTTTCATCAGCAATAAACGCTGAAGGATTCCCAAATAGATTAAAAACACCAAATTTTGATTCAACCGGTAAATTAATAAACTATACAATAACAAAAAGAGAGGTTGTTGTTAATGGATCAACAAAGGTTTTCAAAAGAGTAATAACAGCAAATGATGTAAAACCATTTTTTGAATTATTTTTACCAGAAAAAAATGTACTAGGTGTTACTAGTGTCTTAATAAAAGAAGGTACACAATATACCACAGTCCCACAACCACAAGAATTTTTAGGTTTAAATAATCGTTGGTATGAAGTAAAAGCATTAATTGAAGATAGGGTATTTGTTGAAGACCCAACAAAAGTTTCTGATAATCCCGGCATTAAGGTTGGAAAATATATATTAACAAGTGATAAATTTATAACAGAATATACACCAGAAGGATTCTTTAAAATGACATTTGGTGGTGGTAACACATCAGCCGAAGAACAATTAAGAGAATTTACAAGAGATGGTTTAGGATTTAATTTATCAAAATATTCAAATAACTTAGCACTTGGAAGTGCATTAAAACCTAACACAACAATGTTTGTACAATACAGAGTTGGTGGCGGACAAACAAGTAATTTAGGTATTGGTGTTATCAATCAAATTGGTACCGTATCGTTTGCAGTAAACGGACCATCTGATAGTGTTAATAGAACGGTAATTAATTCTTTAAGATGTAATAATCTAACTGCGGCAATTGGTGGTGCAAATAACCCATCAACTGAAGAGGTAAGACAAATGGTTACATTTAACTTTGCCGCCCAAAATAGAGCCGTAACAGTAAATGATTATGAGTCAATCATTAGAACAATGCCATCACAATTTGGTGCTCCAGCAAAAGTTACAATTACAGAAGAAAATAATAAAATTAAGATTAAATTACTTTCATATGATAATGAAGGTAAATTAACTGAAATAACATCAAACACATTAAAACAAAATATTGCAAATTATTTGTCAAATTACAGAATGATAAATGACTATATTTCGGTTGAAAGTGCAAATGTAATTGATTTAGGGTTAAATGTTGATGTTGTTTTAGATGCTAGCCAAAATCAAGGAGCACTAGTAACACAGGTTGTTGATATTGTTACAAAATATTTTTCACCATCAAATAGACAAATGGGTGAAAATGTTTATATCTCTGAGATTAGAAAACAAATCCAGGCTTTAGATGGTGTAATTAGTATTTCCGATATCCAGGTCTTTAACAAAGTTGGTGGACAATATTCATCATCACAAACATCACAAAGATATGTTGATGCGGAAACAAAACAGATTGAATTAATTGCTGACACAATTTTTGCTGAACCAACTCAAACATACCAAGTTAGATATCCAAACAAAGATATTAATGTAAGAGTTCTAAACTTTAAGGGTGTTAATTTTTCTTAATTAAAAAGTATTTATAATTAAAAAATTATGAAAAAAGTTATAAAACTTACTGAATCTGATTTAAAAAGAATTGTTAAAAAAATTCTTAAAGAAACTACTCAAACAAGTCAAGAGGCTTTTGCTAAAAAAAATCAATATGGTTTATGTTTAACTGTTGGTGAAAAATTTAGTACCGCTTGGGGTGAATACAGTGTTGGTCTTACAAATAAAGAATTAAAAAGTGTTGACCCTAATGGATATTGTTCTAAAACAATGAGAGGTGAACCAAATAGGGAAAATATTCTGTCATGTGTTAGTTCATTATGTGAACTTAAAACAAATAACACTACATCAACTGATGCTGATAGAATTAAAGCAACGTATAATTGTTATGTGAATCAATACAAACAAGACTATAAAGTTATGTCTGTTATGTGTTAAAAATTTTTTATTTTTACTTTTTTATAATTAAGATTATTTTTCTAAAATAGGAAATAAACTATTTATGAAAAAAGGAATTTTTAATGCCAAAATCACATAGAATAAGAACCCAGGTCGGTGTTGATAAATCAATTAAAGTTAATCTTGAACAAGATTTTGAAAGTATCAACATATTATCACTAAAAATTTTACAAAGTGATGTTTATAATAGACGATGTTCCGACTATGGCGTTGTTGTAGGTAGAGTATTTGTAAATGGTGGTTTTGGATTACCAAATGCGAGAATTTCTGTTTTTATACCATTGTCAGATGAAGACTCAACAAATCCAGTAATTACAGACATATATCCTTACACATCAATTGCTGATGTTGATGAGGAAGGTTATAGATATAATTTATTACCAAAAGAACAATCATATGATGGTCACATTGCTACCGGTACATTCCCGACAAGAAAAGAAGTTTTATTAGACCAAAGTTATATTGAGGTATATGACAAGTATTATAAATATACAACAAGAACAAATGATAGTGGTGATTATATGATTTTTGGTGTTCCACTTGGAACCCAAACAATATTTTTAGATATTGATTTATCTGATATGGGTTGTTTTTCATTAACACCACAAGACTTAATCCAAGCTGGCGTTGCCAATGAAACACAAGTTAATGGTTCAAAATTTAAATCATCGACTAATCTAAACGAATTACCACAAATTAAAACATTAAATAAAATTATTGATATTGCACCATTATGGGGTGAACCGGAAATTTGTCAATTGGGAATTACTAGGGTTGATTTTGATTTAACAAGCGAAGCTAACATTAGTATAGAACCGAAAGCTGTTTTTATGGGTTCAGTAATTTCAACA